GTTGGGTATGCTGATCCCGTACTTGGTATGCTTCGTATGCCCCTAGAGGCGTTTCACTACTTTGTGCGCGTTTTCAAACGCCCTCAGTAAATCTTCAAATGCCTCTACTCTGCCCTGCAACCGGTGGATTCTTACCGTGTCGGTCGCTACTACAAGCATTGTCTTGGCGGTTTCCGCTTCAGCCCTAAGCAGGCTGGGCAGTTGGTCATTCCCTGTTTCCTTAATCTGAAGCAGCGCTTGTGCTTGCTGCGGGTCACAAAGATTCAGGTCTATCATGCGGTTTAGATACTTTATATCTGTTAACGTGTCAACACATGTGAGCTATCGACCGTTTGGCCGCGGACTCATCGTGTTGTCCTGCCGACCGCCCATTTGCGTGCCGTCTTCTTGCAACTGTGCTGCTTCCTGCATCTGCTGCATCTGCATCATCTCTTGCTGCTGCTGCTGGGCCATGGCTTGCTGCTTCTGAACATCTTCTCGGCTAGGGACAAGACGATCGACATTGGTGTTGAGATTACCCGCCAAGTCGCGGAGTAATTCAGCCGTACCCGGCAAGCCAACAATTTGCTGTGCAACAGGGCTTTCCAGAACAAGACGGAGGAACTCAGTCTTACGGACACTTTCAGCTTCTTTAACCACAAGCGACATCGCACCGCGTGCCACAATTTGGACATCGCCAATAAGATCGGGGTCTTCTGAATACCTTAGATTCCTTTGATACTGACGCTGCACCATCGGTGAGATCACATCATGGTCAACGTTACTGATTACCTGTTTTATGCTTTTGCCAGCGTTAGACATCAGCATAGACAGCCCCGAGGAAGTACGTCCCGCACCGGGAACATGCTGGCCTGTCATATAACGAGGAATACCTGAAACTTCGTCGGCCAAAGCCATAAACTTATCAAACACCCCCATAAGCTCCGCAGCGTTAGAGTTTGGCTGAAAAAAGGTCATGGGTGGGCTAGCATCGCCGTATTCTGACTGCTTGAACTGCCAGATTTTCCACGGGTACATCTGCGTGATGTCTTCGCCAGCAGGAAGTCTGCTGATATTTACGCCGACTTGAGGTCCGCTGGAGATACCCATGTTGTTGGCAAGGCTACGCGCAGCCGCATTACACATGTTTTGCGCATCCATGCAGAGATCAGCAACACCGTTGCCGTCGATCCGCCCAGGTACTTTTTCAAAGCTAGTGATGTAATACGGTTTACGACCCAGCGGATCGTAGTTCAGCACAGCACGAATGACCGTGTTGTTAACCATCCAAACTTCACAGGGGTAGGATTTTTGGGGATCTGGAATTTCTTCTTCGCCTAAGCCCCACTCAAGCAGAATATCACCCGGGATCGTGTCCCACAGCTGTATTGCAGCTACAAGATCACCGCTTACGTCATCGAAATCTACGCCTGTAACGTCTTCCATAATACTGGTGTCGTGGTCCAACCAGTCGAAGCCGCCAACACCAAAATCTGACAGAATAGAGCGGACAGAATCTTCGTCGTAGCCCTCCATGCCCAACATATCTTCTACGTCTGAGCGGGTCAGATGATGAACCTCTATGACAGGCATGTTCTGGACATCATCGCCCCAAGGCATCCAGTAGAACTTAAACGGGTCTACGCGCTCCCACTCGTCGCGTACAACCTCAACTATACCCAGACCGCCATCCATGTACTTCATGGTTTTGCGCTTGCGCGGGATCGGGCCTTTAAGGATCGCGTAGGGGAACGTCGCAATGTCGTTGGTAAACTCAAACATAGCCTTGGTGAACCCGCCCTCTACGAACTGATCCTCCATTTTAGTTTCCATGCGCTCGACACGTTTGTCAGCCTCGAACTTCATCGCACGCATGGCTGTGTCTTTCATGCCCGACGCCAGCTGCTTCAGATCGGCCTCTGCGGGCTGTTCCCCGCCTGCTGCGTAGTGCTGCATAAGATTCTGCTGCATGATGCCCTGCATCGCAGTCTCGACGTCTGGGGGTACCTCAGGGAGCGGCGTAGCGGATATGCCCCATGGTTTGTCCGCACCAACGCCTAGGAGCGTGTCACGTAGCCAAGCAGTGGCCGTACGGCACTTCGTGCTGACAATGCCCATAAAGATTTCAGAGCCGCCCTGCTCGCGTATCTCAGCCATCTTGGAGGGTTCGTACTCCATGTTACGGGCGCGAACGCATTTCGACAGGCGAAGTTCTGTATTTTCTCGGTAGTGATCGCGCATAGTTTCCCAGCGACGACGGGTGTGGGACGCAAGTCCTTCCATCATCGGGGAGTTCTGCTTCTCCGTAGCAGCACGGTTAGCTTCTGCCTCAAGGTCAGAGGCGCGTGCAACGGGAACTAATGCTGGGCCAAGCGCCATATTATTTTCTCACATATAACGTCGTGCGTGCACTACCACTTATGTGCTTACATGTCAACATATGTACGCTCTTGGTTGTACCACAACCTCTTGAAGTATTCGTCGTACATGGCTTCGATGTCATCGTCACTCCAACCTTCGGGTATGCCACGGCCTTTTACCAACCGCATCATACGGTCGGCTTCTTTTCGTTTTTCTCTACTCAGGTCCATCCACCAGCTGAGACTTTAGTCACTTCTTTACGCTGCGCACCCCAAGCCGCGGAACCAAATGTCTCGCCGCCGTCAGCGTGCAGGCACATATACTGGAACGCATCGGCTACATCTGACCAAGGGTGGGATTTTTCGGGTTTTTCATCACGTGCGCCTTTGGTGTTTATTTTGTAACGATATTTCCCCGACAACGCTTGGACGAGCGAGTTCGCACTGGTCGAGTCTACCACGCAGGAATATTTACCGTCGACAACGCGTGTCAGGTATTTTTCTACCGCGGCTATGCGTGCAGCAACCGAGTTCGTCTTTGCGGGTTTGACCAAAAAGCCTTCAGCTTTGTAAATGTCAGCCACCGTGCGCTCGTCCGTCTGCGCACGCTGAAACGCCGCTGGGTCAATGATTACGAGGGTACTACGACCGGGAAATTTGTTCGCAAGCAGGGGTTTTAGGCGCTCTCTCACGAAGCGTAAGGCACCCATACCGTCCGAGATCAGTGAATCGTACACGACCAGCCGTCCATCGTAGGCAACTTGGCCTATCACAGCAGCTGGCGTCAGCCCTGCGTCCACACCGATCAGAAGAGGATCATCGGAGTACATCGGCGTTAGCTCTTCACTAGACGCGTGCACGGACCTGTCGAACGAACGGAACACAGGCTGGCCGCTTAGGGACTTGCCAAACTCAGCGTGGATGTAGACGTCTATCCAGTCTTCGGTTTTGCCGTGTGCTAGGTTGTCGTAGTAGTCATCGGGCAGGAATTTCGTCCAATCCGCCTCGGGGGCCAGACCACTGGGCTGGATCGTAACATGCACGTTATCTGGCGGCTCTGTGAGCAGCGTTTCCCAGAAAGTGTCCATGTCAGGGGGGTTTGTCATGCCCCAAACGTGCATATTCATGTCCCCGTCGTCGGTTTTACACCCCACACCGTTCATCATCTTGTCGGGATAACGACCAACACGACCTTGAGCAGTGTTGTAAATATCGGGGTGAATCTCCCTAAATTCGTCGAAAACGAAGAAACTGGCCTGTAATGAGAGCAATCTGCGCACGTCGTTGGCGTCATCTAGCCCCCTAAACAGCACTTCGCACTCAATATCGCCTACTTTTATGATGAATTTGTACTCTGTTTTGAGGAAAGACCCCATAACTCCGTCGGGAATCCACTTCAAAAAGTCAGGAATTGACGTGTCTCGCAGCTGTTCGCGGGTATTTCGCACCCAAATGGCCCTAGACCGGCGTACTCCGTCCTTGCACGGGGCCATTAACGCAGCGTGGTGCAGTATTTTCATGATTCCAGCGGTGGTTTTGGTTGATCCGACCGGTCCTACAGCTAACGAAATGAACTTTTCAGAGTAGAAGAAGTCATCAAGGCTCTTAATTACCTCAAAATTGATTTCATGGAGCATGTTCTACCGTGTCCATAGCCGCGTCGATCACAAGTTCTTCGTTATCCTTGGCCCGGGTGATGTTGATGACGACCTGAGGACCGGCTCCGCTGTTTGCAGCCTTTAAATCAGGCTCCAGCTTGCCCATTTTGTTCAGCATCTTCTGAAATTCTATGCGTGTCGCGGGGTTGATGTCTGGCTCTTGCATGGTGCGAAACAAATTATCCAGGTTAACCGCTCCCAAGAGCCGAGAGAAGGTTTCCATCAGGGCGGGATCGGCCTCGATAGCAGCAAGGTCCGCTTTTGACAGCAACGGCTTGTGGTTCTGGTCGGGGAGGATTTTTTGCACGTGATTGCTCATGCTTTAATCTGTTAACACGTGAACAGACATGGGTCAATGAAAGTAGAGCGCACCAAAAAGTGCACCACTTAACTACTTGAAATAAAACAACTTTTAAAAACGCACTACGCCGCGCAATAGAGAGCGCACCAAAAAGTGCACCACTATCCTTTAGGTTGCATTGTCAAAAATAGGGGTTGTGATGAATGATGTACATAAGGGCTGGGTGGGGTGGCCACCCCCATCGGTCCCTCCCCCCATCTCGTTTACGCCGCGCCATCTATGAGAGGATGAGATGCACTGGGCCAGCTGGTCAAAGTAGTCCTTTCGGTCGAAAGGTTGGGGTCGGTGTAATATGCCGCCATGTCACCCCCTGCGTATGCGCACCACTTGTGTACACGCTCGGTTAGGGACGACCCTCAAGAGTTAACCGCTACATGCATGCGGGGAAACCGGACGATCGTGATCCAGCGGGATACGCCCCCAGCTGCCCTTGTCTCTTCGTGAGCATGACGGCGGCGGACGTACCTACCCAACCGATGAGGGAGGGCACGCTCAATAAAGTTCGGATACCTCATCATCCCTCTAGCAATGGGACGGGGTATTCGTAAGCTGATCGGTTGGTCGGTTTACGTCTACCCCGTCGATGAAACCAACTAACCAAAGGAAATGTTATGTTTACCAAAACTCAAATGAATACGAAGATTGGCGCAGTAACACGTTCGGCAACTACGCTGCGTGATAATGTGCAAGCTATTGTACTGTCTGCTGCTGGCTATGCTTTCGCCCACGGTGACACACAATACTTCACCAAGCTGCGTGC